AACTCTTTCCACTCTATCACTTCAAGTATCCTTGTATCTCTTCTATAGTTAAGTTTGTTCCTGTCTCTTGTTTAGCTAAAGCTTTTAATAACTTAGCAATATAGTCAGAGTCAGTAAGTTTTATAGGTGTCGTTGCAGTGCTGCCTTCAGGCAATACTTGTGATACTAAAAAGTCTTCATATCCTTTTTGAGTAACATCATCTCCACCTTGATAGTCAGATGCAGGTCTATATAGATTTAAGAAAGTCCTTATATCTACAGCAGGTCTACCCTTTGCTACACCTAAGCCTTTAACGTATCGATCTATCTGATTGGCTACGTCTTTAACAGCCTCTTCTTTTGTAGTATAGGTTCTGAACTCATTAGAGCCATCTCCTTTTTTGTAGTTAAAGATGTTCTGCATTACTTGTTCTTCTTGTTCTGTAGGAACTTTACCTTCTTCAACTACAGACTCATCTGTTTGTGGCATGTCGTTTTGTGAAAGGTCTATACCTATAGGACTAGCATCAGATATATCTACATCAAAAGAATCTTTGTTATTCATAGCACTGAATAATTCAGGATACATAGCACTAACAAAAGTAGCACCAACTACACTACCTTCTTTATCAGCATCAATATTCTTACGTAGATTAATTTGTAAATTAATACGATTACCTACTGTAGTCATAAAGGCAGTATTATCTGACTCTAAATTACCTGTTACAGGATTAAGTTTAAGATTAAAAGCACTAAGATTATTTATATTTTGATCTTTCATAACTCTAGGTAAACCTGCTTCTTTAATAAACTGAGTATATTGTTTCATATTGTCGTCAAACAAGTTTTCATATTCACTGTCTATTTTCAATAAACTTTGTAGTTTATCTTTATACGCAGGACTAGCATAACTTTTCATATTTTCATCTAACATTTGTACTTGAACAAATGAATTATCAATATCTTTAATTAAAGCTTCTCTATGTTTATGTGTATTAACTACAAAAGGTTCAACATTTCCATTACTGTCTACAGCATTATTAATTGACATTAGTTTTTCTGTTGCATTAATAACAACAGGTTTGCCATCACTAGTAAGTTCAGGATTTTTTAAATTATTTGATGTACTTGTAGTAGGAATATTCAAAGCATCTAAGTATTTTCCACCTACTAGAACTAACCGATTTACCAAATTACTTTTTGTGCCTTTATCACCAGCTTTAGCATTGTCAATAGCATTAATAGCTTGTGTTACAGACGCTAATCCTTCTGTAACAACAGGACTAACTAAACCTATTGTTGCTAATTCTTGATTATCTTTTTCAATTTGTAATATATTATTTGTATATTCTTTTAAGTTTGAACCTGTCACATCACCTTGAGCTGTTGCTAATAAATTATTAGACGTAGTTTTAAAACGCTCTGTAAACTTGTTAAGACGTGGATCATCTTTAAATTTACTAAACTTACTTAGTAAAGATGTTTGATAATTATCTACTGTAGTTTGTAATAAATTAACTTTTTGAGTTGGACCATAACTACTATCAATAATATTTGCTAATTGATTAGTTAATTCACGCATAGCAGTGTTATACATTATTAAAGGACCACCTGCATCAATAAACTTATTAAGATTGTCTTCATTCATAAGTTCACGTATTTTCTTTTCATCTTCAGCATCTTGTAACAATTGTTTTCCTGCTGAATGTTCTGAAACTAAAGCTTGTTTATCTTCAAATGTCATATCAGCTGTAGTAAATAAATTATTATTAAGAATATATGTATCAAGTTTACCTTCTAAAGCACTACGTTCTGATCTTGCTTGAGATAACATAGCATTATCAAATTTAATTGCAGCGTTTACACCTGAGATTTGTAAATGTCTATTTACTTGACGACCTATTTTATCTGCAAGATGAGGGTTATTACGCATCATAGGTCCTATTTCAGCATTTAAACGTCTGCTTATTTCATACGGATCCATCTTACCTTGATCTAATGCACTCTTATATTTGTTTTGTATTTCAGCTAAACGTGTTTTAAGTTCAGACTTTTCAAGTTCATCAGTTGTATAAGGAATATTACTTTCAATCGCTTTTGCTTCTTCACGTAGAGCATTCATTTCTGTAGGACTACGATCAAGATAATCTTGAGCTATTTGACTAGTTGTATCTGCAACAAATGCTAACTTATTAGTTTGATCTACAGCAATTGCACCTTTAATTCCTGTTTGTGCAAGATTAGCAAAACCTGCTAGATCAGCTCCTTCGAACTGAGCAGACTTATCTACAACACCTTGTTGTGTATAGCCTTGAAAGCCAGGATCTACATCACCTGTATAAGTTTTTATCTTCATTTGTTGTCCCCTCGTTTGTCTTTCTTAAAGTTAAAGTCAGCATCTTTATATAATGTTTCAAATAGTTCTTGTGTTTCTTTGTCATCTACTAAGTTTTCAATAGCACGTTTAGATTTAGGATCAAGTTCTTGTAACTGTTTCAAACTATCAATACGACTATCTTTCATTGATTTACCTTGTGATCTATTGAAGGCATCATCCATATATTCAAGCATTTGCAATGATTCATCTTCTGTATAATAACTTTCATTTGTGTGATGAATATCTTGTTTATATTTATAGTAGGTTGCAAAATTTTGATTAGCTTCAGGTGTCATCTTAACGTAATCTTCATATAAAGATTTAGCTATTCGTTCAAGATCACTAGGTTTTTTATACCCACCATTATTAAATGATTCATATATTTTAGCTTCTGCTTTATCTTGAACACCTAATAAACCACCTATAAAACCTTCAATACTACCTTCATCTTCAAGACCAACTTCTTGACCATATCTATTTAGTTTTTCTTGCAACATTTTTCGTTTATACGCTCTAGATAAAGCATTTGTACCTGTCGTTAGTCGTGCTGAACGTTTAAATAATTCAAGCATATTCTCAGGTTTTAACGCACCACCATGATATACATTAAAACGATGCACAGTATTCCACCATGATTGCAGTCTTTCGAATTGTTCTAGTACAGGAGCATTACCTGCTTCATATGGACTAATATCTTTCCCTACAAGTCTTTGCATAATTTGCATCATTTGTGTATAAGGTGTATCACCTGTGCCACCTAGTGGTGATAAAGTTTTAGCAAAATCAAGATCAGCATCTGTACCATCTTGTGCTTGGTTAATCATAGCATTTAATATCATATTCATACCTGCATCTGTGTCTAATAAATCAGCAAGTTTTTGTGCAAATTCTTTATTAACATCATTAAAAGCATTGTAAAGCATATTACCAATACCATATGCTGTACCACTTCTTATGCCATAAAAGTATGCTCTCCAAGCTGCTAGTCCTATTCGTTGATTACGACTTAGTGGTCCTGCTTTTGGATTTAAAAGCATTTCAGATGCTTTCTGTGGGTACGACATAAACTGTGTAAACCACTTAAGAATAGGTATTCTTTGATAAAGATATGTTCCTTCTTTAGTCATACTACCTGCTAGTTCCCAAGCATCATAGTTAATTTGATCTAATGCTTTACGAGTTCGCCAGTTTTTACCAGGATTATTAGCTTCCCATATGGACTTAGCTGATAACCACATACCAAATCTGTTTAACTGTTCACCAAAGTTAAAGCCTACATTTCTAGTAAATGTAGTTAGTTTTTCAAAAGGTAATTGAGTTAAGTCTTTAGCTTTACCAAAGAATGTTTTAGTAGGTTCAAACTTAATAGGATCAGAGGAAAATATACCTTGGTTCATAACATGTTGATCAACTAAACCATGTCCACTTTCTTTAATTTCTGTAGCTATAAGTTCTAAATCTTTTCTATTTAATATAAGCTTTTTATCTAAATTATTAGTCTTAGCTATATAACCTTTTGAATATAATTCATCAATCATATAAGTAAAACCTTCACGATATTTACCTAAATACACACTATCTTTCATATAAGCATGTATTAAACCTGTCATATTATACATATTAGCAATACCTACGGAAGGTCCATTTACAAACATAGTATCTAATACTGCCTGTGGTTGTAATACCCAATGTTTCATAGGTAAATTTAAAGTAATTAATAGTGTGGACGTTACTCGTTGAGGAGCTCCTTCATAAAAACTAGCATCTCTAGATACTTTTCTAAATGTTTTTTCTAAGCCTTTTGTAAATCTAGTTTCAAATGTTTTTGTTGGTGTATTATCTGCAATAAAATCAAATAAATGTCTTGCTCCCCTAACTAAAATATTATCAGGAACACCCATCATTGATAAATTAATTCTATCCCAAACAGCAATAGCTTGTTGTGCTATACGAATATTTTCTTTAGAGCTACTTAATGCTATATCTGATACTTTAGGACGTTCAATTGGAAAACGTCCTGCATTATTTACAGCATCTTTTACAAAGATATTAGGATTTATTTTACCTTCAAACGTTTGAACCCATATATCTTTATATTGATTTACTATTGAGTCCATAGAAAAACGTTCAGGTAAAGCTACAGCTTCTCTATGAAATGTAGCTCCTATATCTTCAAACTGTGCACCTCGTATTTCATTTGTTGAACGTTGACGTGATGAGTTTCTAATGTTTGTAATCATTCGTTCTGCTGTTTGATATTCACTAAATACATCTTCAGCAGCTTTTTCTACTTCATAAAAGTATTTAGAGTCTTGACGTTCAAAGTCTTCTACATAACGTTGAGCTGTTTTTGCATTATCTGAAACACCTACTGTTTCTTTAAAATTACCAACAGTTCCTTTATCTCCAAACTTAGCTTGTGCTTCTGCCATATTAGCGGCTGTATAATCTCGACCACTAATAGATACTTGACGAGGATATCTACGCACAAATAATGTAGCTTCCATATGCCGTGACATGTATCCATGTTTACGAGGAATAACATTATTAGGCAACGACTTAGCGATTTCTTTTGTTCCTAGTAAAGCATAGGGAAATATTACTCCATGCTCTAATGTTAAAGGTTCTGATAATAATACTAATTGTCTACCATCTGCATCAAATACTCCATCTTTTGCATTATTTGTATTTCGTCTATCACGAGCATCAATACTTTGTTGTCTTGGATCTTTTGGTTTAAATGCTATGGGTTTTTGAGTAACAGTATCAAAAACTACAGGATGTTGTAATCTGTCGTAAACAAATACTTCTTTTACAGGTACTCGTTTATTAGGAAAACCATCAGCTCCTTTAGTTACAACAATAGAACGATTAAATCCATCTTGTACAAGTTGTTGTTTCTTTAATTGATTACTAATAAAGTAATTAAAATCGTTAATTCGTTCTAATACAGCTACTGTTTCATGAAGTGACTTACGTTCTGCTAATGTTTTATTTGGAAATAAATCTGTTATGTCATCTAATTTTGTAACACTTCTACCAACATGATCATTTGCATGTAATATTTGCATTAAGTCAGATTTAAATTTATAGTTTGTCGTTTTAATTTTATTAGCTAAAAACTCTAATTGATTTACTCCTAAACCTGTTCCTCTTAAACTACTTGTTACTAAACCTTTATCAAACGCTTTAGGAAAACGACCTGTATATAAAAACAATTGCCAAGAATTAGGAAGACCTTGCATAATATTATCAACCAAAGGAAGCATTAACTTACCAAACTTACCAAATTGAACAGTATCTAAACCATCAAGTGTTGCTGCTAATGGATCAAAACGTGATTCAGTATACCAATTAATTCTAAATTGTTTGTCTTTTGCTGATAGATTATCTTGACTGTACTTAGCATCATTATATAACTCTTTAGCAGATCTAAATGGTTTAGCATTAGGATTTAAAACGTCTTCAATTACTAATGTTCCTCGATGATCTTTAGGTAATTTTAAACTATCTAGATATTGGTTTAATTGTTCAAATACTTCGACAACATGAGCCCTTGAATTAAAGTCATGAGTAGGATCTCTACGATAAACAACTTTAGCACCAATTCTGTCGTAAAAAGAACGTAGTTCAGATAAACTAGAAGAAGGGTAAAACACATCAGGAGTATCCACCATAAGTCCTATATTGTGTAAATACTTATGTCGTGCTCCATACATAGAATCATTTGGATTTAAAAAGAGAGTATGCCGACCACGATTTTGAATACCAATTAAATCTTGTATTGTACTTTGTAATTCTATATGATTACCATATGTTTTCTTAGTTAAAAAACTAGGTTTATAAAACCAGTTAATTACTTCTTCAGGTGTTGTTCGTAAAGCTTTAAATGCTTCACCTGATATATCATCAAAAGCTGTTTCAATCATTTTCACTGTCTGTTTAGGATTTGATATGAGAGAGATGGACAGTGGTGTGTCAGCTTTTGGTTTGATATTATTAATACTAGCAGAAACTTCAATATCATTTACTTTATAAATGTTTATACCTTCATTAGCAGAGCCTTCAACAAAGTCAGGACCACCATATTTCGTTTTATTTTGTAAATGTTCAAACTGTAAATCACTTTGGATTTTATAATTTAAGTCACCTTTTACTTTAGACTTTAATCCTTTAAGTGGTAGAAAGAAAAGTAAACCTTCGTATACATGTCCCCAAGCACCACCATCAAGTTTCCAGTCACCTTTTTCTAAAGGTTTAGACATACGTGCGATCATTGTATTAGCATTTGGATCACCAAAAGATCTATAATACTCAGCAGTATCTTCACCTTTTTTTCTAATCCATTCACCTAAATCTTCAAAGGTTCTTGCCATTTCAGTGTCATACATTTCTTCTTCAGTAAAACCAATAGACTTGTTAATTGTTTTTTGCATATTAGCAAAGACACCAAGAATAGCACTTAATGTAGACTGTCTATGCTCTTCGTTTACAAATGCTTTTTTATCATCCCAGTCTTTAAAGTTTTTAGTATCAACAACAGTAGCTTTAACAAATTCAGCACCATAGTTTACAAAGTCTAGTATTGTATATAAATAGAAATTTAAGTTCTTACCAATCTTTGTCATGTATTCCATTTCGTCAGCTTTAGTTTTCATTATTTTAGGAAATACATTCTTTAATAAAAAGTTATAATTATCATTAAACTCTTCTTGATTACGAGCACCTTCACCTTCAGGCTTAGTTGCCTTTGTTGGTTGAGATGTAATCATAGCTTCAACAGCATCATTAATGTGTTCTTCAATTACACTTTCATTATATTCATGCTCTTGTTCTTGAATATTAGGAATTAAGTTTTCTTGATCTTTGATAGTGTCGTCATCATCACTTTGTGTATAGTTACCTTCAGTGCTTGATGAAAACTTACTTCCAAAAGCTTTCTTTAGGTCTTGTTCAATGTAGAAATCACCTTCACCATACTGTCTTAAGTATTGTTTTTTAAGCTCAGGATCAACGTCAGGACTTACAATAATTTGATGAACTTGATCTTTAATGATGTTGTTTTGTTCATCTGCAAATTGTTTCTTTGCATTTTCTACTTGTAATGATTCACCATTTTCTTTTAACTCAGCTTGAATTTTAAAGTAATCATGTAGTGGAGACGTAGAGTATGCACCTGCTGTATAAAAAGCATCATCCATAATCTGTTTTTCAGATAGAACTGTTTTAGGTTCTAAGTTTAAAACAGGTATATTTGTATTAGTATACTTACCTTCTTCAAATATTGGATCTAATTTTATATTCTGCATTTAAATCTTTCTACCCATACGGATTGTAACTTGTTCCACGAGGAATTGGTGTCATAGGATCACTAAAATCATAACCACCTTTATTACCTGTAGGTAACTCAAATGGTTCTATTTTAGATCCTGTTGAACTAGCACCACCAAGCGAAGCTAATTGTTGAGCATTAGTAAATATAGATGATCCTAATGAAGCCATATTAGACCATGAAGATCCTCGACTACCTGCTGACATAGCTTCTGTAGCATATCCTGCTGCTGCTATATTACGTTGTGATAGCTGTTGTGCTGTTGATTCAGCTACATTAATATCACCAATTTGTCTAGCCATTTGTGTATTAACAGAACCAATACCACCTATTAATCCTGATGTGCCTCCACCTTGAGCTACACCTAGACCACCACCAGTTCCTGCTGCACCTGCTAACATTTCACCTGAACGTATACGAGCTACACGGATAGCCTCTTGCCTTCGCCTTCGAGCTTGAACAGCACTAAATCTAGCTCGTTGTTCTTCTGCCTTACGTTGTTCAGCAGCCTGAGCTTCTAAAGCAGATCTTTGTCGTTTAGCATACTTACGTTGTTGTGTTTGTGAATATACGTTAAGACCTAGCCCTGCTGCTGCAAGAGCTGTTGAAGGTGCTATAGATGTCCCAAAGATACCTGCACCCCCTGCTAATGCAGGACTACCCATAGCAAGATAGCCACCATATGCTACGGCTGCTACTGTTGCAATTTTCTTTACTGCTCCACCCATTATATATACCCTCTTACTAATTGATGCTTAATACCATCGGTTGTTGTAACTTCAATACCAACAGGCTCAGCTCCCCATAATTTATTAAACTTAACTTCTTTATTGGTTTGAGATAACCCATATAGTTCTGTCAAACCACGTGATCTTAATTCTTCTAAAATCTTTGGCATAACTTCATTCTTATATCTTTTATACGTGCTTACACTCCATTCAACACACGTAATATGAAGTATATAAACTCGTAAATCTGTATCGTAGGATAAACCTACAAAGCCATTGTCAGGCTCTTCATATATTATTTCCATAATCTAGACTACGGATGTTGCTGTGACTGGTGTCGCCCATCCTAATAGTTTCATGTCTTTACCTTCTTCACTAGAGATCTTCAAACTTAATACTTTACCTGATCCTCTTAGTTTATTCTTTGTTACAATTGTATCTAATCCATAATCAAAAGAATCTCCTGATCCTGATGATATGTAGTGTCGTAGTAAACGATAAGCTTGGAATTCATTTCCCCATTTACCACTGTTAGCATTGTTTGCCCAGTTCCACTGTGCTTGTACTTTACAAGACGACTGTTTATTTAAATCTAATATTCCATCATCTAAACTATAACTATCTTCTGTTCGAGTGAAATAAAAGAAAATATAGGGTACTTGTTTTTCTCTCATTAAATCATTATAAGCTTCATAACCTGTTACAAGGTATGAACTATAATTAGCTCCTGCTATATCATCTGTATACCAATCTACAAATCTAGTATCTTTATATTTAGATAAAGTAAAGTGTCCGTTTTTAATAGTTAAAAAACTAAATACTGTTGTTCTACTAGCTTCTAATTCTACATCAATAACTACTTGACTATTATCTGTTACAATTACAGCATCTGATCCAACATTAATATTTGTTTCAGTAGAACTAATTGCATAGCTAGGTATATCAACATAACCTGCAATATGAGGACTAGCATCATTTGCAAAAGAATATACATTTTTAGACCATGCTTCTAATGTTAAATCATATACTAATTCTTTAGTATAGTTATTAATATTATTATCAATATCATAAACTTCATCATCATTATAAAGCCATCTAACTCTATTTTCTTTTTCTTCGTAAAATCCTTTACAGTTATCTTTACCTAGTTGAGGTATTTCAACAAAAATCTGTTGTATAGTTGTTAACGAAATTGATTGAGCTCTAAAGCGACCTGAGGCTGTATCAGGTGATAACATATAAATACCTGCTTTAGACCAATATAAAAAGTTACCATTAACATCTACAACAGAGTTAGCATTAGTTACTCCATTTGTAGAAATCTTACTTGCTTGGAAAGACGTAGCAAAGAATCCACCAGTATCTCCATATATTTCCCATATACCATTTTCACAAAACACTAATAAAGAGCTTTGTGAGGATGCTATCTTTACAATATGAGATGCTTCAGGTATTTGAATAGTACCACCATCAGAATCTATAAGATCATTAATACCAGGATCTGTTGGATCGTTTTCTTGATAACATTTACCTAAATCATCATCAGATGTAACAACTTTAGAAAAGAATATATATGATGAGTAGTTAGGAGAACGATTGTCACTGCCTGTTATATTTGATTTTACTCCTGAATAAAATACTCGTTGTGCATAAGATGCTACTGTACTAATATTTCCATTTTCTCTATCTAAAGGTAAACCTGATTTAACATCTGATTTAGAGTTACGACTTGTTCCTCTATTAAAAGCATCAATAATAAAACTACCTTTAGGAACTTGATAGTTAGATACAGAGTTTCTTGATAATACATTAGGATCAAACTTTTCATAATCATCATCACCTGAGTCTGATATTTTACCTAATGTCCATTGATCTGAATTACTTGGATATACTCCTAACTTATGTTTTGTTGCTTCAAGTGCATCACTTCCATAAGGAGATTCATCTCCTGTAACATTTGTTTTAATGTTTGTGTTCCATCCTTGATTACGTAGATTATATTTATGTGTATTACTTAATGTTGAAGGTCTTTGATTTTCATCAAGACCATCATCTACACCATATAGATCTCGTATTTCTAAAGTTAAAGAAGATTGTGAAACAGTTTTATTACTTCTATTATAAGTTAATAAAACAGGTGTGTTTAAATCTTCAGATACAATAACACATTTATTATTAATAATACTTACTTGAATTTCAGCACTTCCTAAACCTGAAAGTGTAACAGCATTACCATTATTTAATAAATTATTCGAAGGACTTGCTGCAAGTAAGTTAATAAAAAATAGTTTACTATTAATTCTTACAACACCAATAGAAACACTTGCATCACCACCTGGTGAGTCCCATCGATGAATTGATTGACGACTTTCAGTTATTTCACTATCTGCAAAAGTAGAATTAGTTAAAGCATAACCATCTTCGTAGTCAACACCTAGTCGTCTTGAACGTGAACCATCACGATTTAATATAAAGTTTTGTTCGTCAACAGATGCGTTTTCAGGAAACGTTAAAGCACTGGCTTCAGTAATGAGACCTTTAACAAAAGAGCGAAAGACTTTTTCGTTCTTTATTGCCACTAGTCTGCCTTATCTAAACCAAGTTTATCTCTTACTTTCTTAGCTTGTTTCTTTTGTTTAGCTTGTAGTAAATAGCTTGTAGCAGCAACCTCAGCAACACGCTCTGATGTAAAATGTCCTGCTAATGATTCAGGAATCTCGCCACCACTACCAAACTGAAACTTAAGATGTGCAGTAGTAGGACAAACAAATAATTGTAGTTCCTTACCACCTTCTGTATTGTATGTTTTTAGTACTTTCATTTATGTCCTTGTTATCGTTTTAACTCGTTTACGATTTTCTTCTAGAAGTTCTTTTGTTTTATCTTTTGACTCTTCAACAGTTTCTTTCATAGAAGGATGAGTATAATTACCCTGATCATCAACGTTATATTTATTTACAAACTCATCTACATTTTTATAGTGAGGTAAGTCTTTTCTTTCTTTTTTAGCATCACCCATTATTTCTTCTTCTTTTTCATTGGCATTGTTTTCTTTTTCATTGGAACTCTTTTTTGTTTACCATAAGCACCCATAGACTTTCTCCTTTTAGTTGATTTACCATACTGTTCTTTATGAACAAATGCTTTTGTGTTGCTCGTTGATTGTGTCATTAGTAGCCTCCTGGCTTACCTTTATGACCTAAAGTCCTACCATAATTAGGATAATGAATACCATTTTTTATTCTCCATGAATCTTGTGACATCCTACGTTTTTGTGTTACTGACTGTTGTTCTGCCTTTGGATTAGCAGTTTGTTTTAATGTCGTAAACGCTATTGACTTAGCCTCAGCTAATAAATAACTAAACATTTGTACAGGTAAATCAGGTGTAAACGTATCAGATAATGTAAATGTTACACTTCTTTTACCTCTGCATTTTGTTTTATTTGTTTGTAATGTTTGTTCTACTTCTTTATCATACGCATCAAATACGATGTTTTCATCATCAAACGATGTAAAGTATGAAGGTCCTTTATCATTATATATATTTAATGTAATACCATTATAACCATCAACGACTTTAACGTCTGAGTCTGAGCTTGTTCTTTGATCTAATATATATAAAAAGTCTTCAGGTGTTTTATACATAATAGTTTTATAATAGTCTTTTGTATCTGCATTTTTACGACAGTTATACTTTATAAAATCAACATTAATAATATTATCAGGTAACTTCATATGAGAAGGTTTATTTAAAGATGAAGAAGAGTTTAATTGAAACATCTCATGTAAGAAATCAAAGTCACGTCCATCAATAATACTAAAGTAAGTAGTCTTTACAATTTGTGCTACTTGTAAAGATTCTTGTGTATCATTAATAGAGTTGACTTCATCAGAATCCATGTCTGACATAATATCTTGTACAATTTCTAATAGAGACATTTTAGCCATTATGATTTATACCCTTGTACTGTTATTTGAATTGAAGCATAGTTAACTGTAGCTGATGCACTAGCTTTACTATAAATTTCAAGATAGTCGTTTGTTGTTAAAGATGTTGCAGTAGTTAATGTAATTGATCCCCAATCACCACTAGATAAAGAACGTATTACTCGTGATCCAGTTATTTCACTACCATTTTTGTATATTACCCATTCACAATCTTTACCTGAACCTGAAGCTTGTTCAGTTGCTAATGTAACAGTAACTAGTCCATCTATGTCTTCTGAGTCTGTATATTTAATTCTAAGATTAGGAGAGGTGTCTATTGTAAATCCGTTATTTTTTCCAATTGTAGTTGTTGGAGTTACTACTTGATTCGATGTTGTTGTAGCTAATGAATATGCAGGAGTCGTTGCATCAAAACCTGCAAAAAGATGTACATATTTATTTAAGTCTGCAAATGAACCACTACCTGATCCATCTGATATAAATACTTCACCTGCTGTTGCTCCATCTATACCATCAATAGGGAAGTCCCATGAGCCTGAACCTGCACCATCTGCTTTATATACTTTATTAGCAGCAGCGTTAGCTACACCTTTTGGTTCATGTAGATCAGCATCAGGGATTGCACTGTGTTGTATTGTCATTGATTATTCCTAATAAAAAAAGGAGGGGACATATAGTCCCCAACCCTATTAAGCTTTCGTATATTCTACGATAACTCTAGCAGCACCACCTGTAAGGTCGTCTACTGTACCTGCCACAGTTAATTCACCTGCGTTAGCACCAATAGAAGCACCTACAAGAGCACCTGAGCCATCAATAACAGAACCTACGTCAGCAGCATCTTCAATAGATGCGTCTGCAAGGTTAACTGCTGTTAATAAGCCGTCATTGTCAATTTCTGTACCATTTGATTGCTGTAAACCAACAGTCAAATCTGTAGTACCTGAAGTTGAAGTCCATGCAGCATCAACAATAAACTTAGCAGATATGATTCTAGCGTTAGCAGGAATTTGATATTGTAAGTTATTTGATTCTGCATCAGGCAAATCGTCATATGTGAATTCGTACTCAACAGTTTTTACTTTTGTTTTTGTACCATATTCACCACCGAATTTGCTATTTGTTTCACGTGGTCCATAGTGATTAACTACTCCACGTTTTGCGTCTGATTCGAAACCCATAGTTAATCTCCTTAGTAATTACTTGGATGAGTTAAAATTACACCCAATGTGTCAACACGTTGAGCACCAAAACCGAAGCGAGAAGTAACTTGATACTTGTCAGCTCTCTCTTCATTGTCTCTCCAACCTTCTGTTTTAGGAGCACGTCTCCACGCATGCATAATTGGCTTACATGAATCGTCAGCCACACACATAAATACGTTTGCTTTATCACCAACAGCAGCTGTTTCAGATGTTAAACCATATGAAGAAGCATCAATTGCTTCAGCAGCAGTTAGTGTAGGTAAGAAGTTAGAAGTGTAAATATCGAAACCAAAGATGTTCTTAACGAACTTGTGATCACGAGCAAAACCTTCTGTAACAATACCTTCAAACATTGGGTTGTTAGATACGTTTGTTAAGTTTTGTAAGCTATTTAATGTAGCTTCAACAACTGGATCAACAACAGCAATACGACCACCTGCAGGAACGTTAGCTTTATCGAAAGCTAATTTCATAGCGATGAAGTCGTTAAGTGTTACTGTTCTAGCGTTAGAAGCAGCAGAACCTACAAAACGATGTGGACGACCATTAACTAAGTTTAAGTTAGCAGCAGTCTGACCATTGTTAGCAGCAGCTAAATATTTAGTTTCGTGGTTTTCGCCTAAAGCACGTGTAGATTCCATAGCTCTCATAGACATTAATGTGTCTACTTGGTTACCATCTTCACGTAAGTCGTCTGTTACTTTCCAAGCATCACCAACATAGTCAGTAATAGAAAGTGTTAAGTTACCTGTGTCGATAGGTGAGTATGTTAAAGGTGTATCCTCAGCAGCATCTTGAAGAGTTACACTACCTACTGTTTTAATGTTAAGAGTTGTACCTGAACCGAAGTCTGTTACATCTCTCCACATACCTTCAGGAAGTAAGTAGTCATGTAAGTTTTCAAGGATAAACTGTGAATACTGTTGCGATTCAATAAACGCAGTAGTATTTGTAGTATTTTGAGCCATTAGTAGCCCTCCTTAAATTAATTAGAAAATTGTTTCTTAACTTTCTCTCCTGCTGCATTCCATGCTTTAAGAAGGTCTTTTGTCGATGCTCCTGTTGGTACACGAGCTGACAAGTCTTCTGTTGGCTGTTGTTTTAAAGCTTCAGTATTAACACTACTTGATGAGGTCATTACTGGTTGTGGTGTTGTTTCCAATCCACTTAACTTCAATACAACATTAGGAGATGTAGCAGCTAAGTTGTTAAGTTGTTCTGTAGTTAACCCTGCTTCTTTAGCAAGTTGATTGTAAGCATCTTGAGCTTTCTCACCATACTGAGAAGTAAACTTTGCAGCTACTTGATCAGCATTAGCTTGAGCCTTGGCTGCTTTATCTCTTTGCTGTATGCCTTGGTTAACTAATTCCATTATTCTATCTTGATTAATTTCAGGTACTTCAGTTGTCGGTGAAGGCTGAAACCCAGACTTTACTTCATCTAATAACTCTTCTGTAGTCTTACGTTTAGCTAACTCTTCTTTAAGTGTAGCCATTTCAGTTTCTAATGTCTTGATATGCTCTTGAGCATGAGGAACTGACTTCAACGCATCGTCTACATTTTTGTATTTTTTACCCTCTCCTATAACATCTAGTGCTTCGGTCGGAATACTAAATTCAGGTTTGGTATCTACTTGTTGAGTCTCTTGTGGAGTCTCAGTTTGTTGTTCTTGTGTTTGGTTATCTTCTGCCATCTTATTCTCCTTTGTCAGGTATCAGATTATAAAGTTTAGTAAATGCTTTTTGAATACCTAGTTGATACGCTTGATGCTCTGACCAAGCAGGTTTATCAAAAGATTCTTCATCAATACATTTACGTTGTGATAATTTAATTTGTTCTGAGAGATATTCTCGAATTATTTTAAAAGCTTGTTGCTTAGATAAACTTTTAGCTTTATCAGATTTTAGATCCATATCTCTATTCTATCATAAATTACGTTAGTCGTCAAGTTACATCTGTTGTTGCATCATTGATAGAGCTTGTTGCTCTTCCTCTGTAAGAGGTTCATCAACGACTTCATCAGGTGTATCACCTAACTGAGCATCCATTAATTGTTGATCAACGGATGGAGATACGGCTGCCTCTTGTAAATCATTCTGTATCTCTTGCTGTAGCTTAGCTTGATCAGCTTGTTCAAACAACATAGCATTGTCTTTAATAAACTCATAATCTTCAAAGCCCATATATTCTTCGACCATACGAGCTAGTCGTTTACCTGATATATGAGGAGCAATTACTTGTCCCATAGGACTATTAAATAGACCAAGCATGTTCTGTATTAGCTGAGCTCTTGCTGCATAGTGTCTTGCACCTAAAGGTCTGATCTTTCCTCTAGCTGTAATGTCTTCTTTAGTAATAGACATAAAGTCTTCTACACCAAGATCATCATCAATTGTTCTAGCTACTTCAACAATATCCATATATCTTCTAGACATTTCTAACATTGTATTTAAGATTGGTTCTAAGAACTGTGTCTCAAATTGTTTGATTTTGTTTTGGAAAATACGTGATGCTGCATTCTGTAACTGTTGTACTTCAAATGCTGTTTTTTCACCTGGTGTTCTAAAGCCCATAGCTTCTTTAGGAGCTCCTGCCATTTCTTCCATAACATTAAGTATAGCTAGTATTTCATTGTTAACTTGAAACGCAGCAGGGTTAGGTGGCATAGG